ACAGTTATACTATTTCCTGACGTGTTCATGTTGAATGCCATCAGAAGCACTCCGTTGTAATCAATCAAAGGATGTGCAATGTCGTTGACCATCATTCTCATAATGTGAATATCATCTTGGTGATAACCAGCCCCAAGAGCAAGTTCTATATACATACCTAAGACAGCTTTCACAACTTGCGAACTCATTCGGACATCATACTTAGAATAGTCCCAAGCAAGAACACCCTCTTCACTATCATAGCTAAAAGCATGATCAATGAGAGTGTCCCATTCAGGGCCAAAAGCATTCATTCCAACAGCACATTCTGACAAGGTTGGGTTAGCACACAAAAATCGCATCACTGGCAAAAACAGTCTGCGAACATGCATACTGAATGCAACAGGAGCCGCTTGAAACACTCTAACTTTAGATGATCCCACCGGAGTAGGTTCATCCTTAAGAGTTGCAGAACTTACAGGGTAAGCTCTCTTTCCTTCTTGCCAACATGCCAACATTCTGTCATACTCTTCCACCACTGACTTGTCTGGTACTCTATCCAATAGCACTTCACTTTTCTTTACATCAGTGAAGTACCTTTTCTTTTGGCCAAACAGAGGAAACCCCATGCTTGTACTCATAGGAATAGGATCTATAAATCTTCTTCCTGGTATTCCAAGTATGGATTCCTTGAATGACAATGGTTGGAAATAAACATCTAACCTTTTTCTCTCCTCAAGCAATGGTTTGATCCAATCTTGACAAGCTCGATTTAACAAGGTATGTCGAAACATCAATGGAGGTCGAGCAATGTGTTCAAGTGTTGCATTATAACCTTCCCAATTTGGTTCAAGCTTAGGAGGACCCCACTTACTGGGGACTCCACAAACTCTTTCAACTTCCTTGGAAAGAATGCTTGGTTGCACTGTACTACGTTGTTTAGTTCGCAATTGGGTGGAACCGTATATTTCTACACAATCTTCAACACCCATGCGTGATGCCATGCAATGTGGATGCACACGATCATTTGCAAGAAGTTTCTTGCCATATTGTGAAACTGGCAATTCATCTGACTGAGCAGACAAAACGACATTAGACATGCCATTCAATCTTCTTCTGTTGCGTTCGTAATCAGGTAAAGTCACAGTTTGCATGACACCCTCATCTTTCAGAGGGTTACCACCAATATGAAAACCGACAAGAACAGGATCCTTAGTGTTTGTGATGAC